GGGGCAACAAGGATGGTTTGGGCAGAGAGATTGTTCCTGGCTATTTGATGGATCAGAACATGGCTGCATATGCTAAGGTAAATCCTTGGACCGCAAAAACTGTTGGTGGTGAAATTGCCATTGAGCTTTCCAAGGAACTAGAAAATCTTGGTGCTCCTGTATCTCCAGAAAAACTTCTCTATATGTTTCAGACTGGCTTTGGTGGTGGGGGAACTGAAACACTAAGGTTGTTTGATGTTACAAGTAAGCTGTTTAATCGGGAAGAAATTAAAGCTAACGACGTTCCAATCTTCCGAAGATTCTTTGGTTCAACTTACGCAGATGGGTTTGAACAACGCACCGGTATAGAGCCCGATCTAAAGTTGTTTGAGTATGAGCAGAACACTCAGAATGCTCTTAATTCACATGAGGCTTTTGACATAATTACTAAGCTTAAAAGAATTGATGATCCTTTTGAAAGACAACTTGCTTTGCAGAATGAACTATCTAATGCAAACAAGTCTGTCCAGAGGCGTGTCAAGAAGATGGTCAAAGACCAAGAGCGTGGAATTACAAGATCTGATAAGATGATCAGAAAGCTTGGCGTTGAAAACGGCAACAGAGCTGGGTTTTATGATGCTCAGATTGAAAAGATGCCCCCTGGTTTTATCAATGAGTTTTTGCAAGAGCAGAAAGACAAAGGCATCTTGACCAAGAACGTAGAAAATCAAATTAGACTCAAGAGAGCCTTAGAAGCATTGGCCCCGCAATCGATCATCAATGAAAACTAAAACGATATATATGCTGGACGGCAAAAACTATACCGGAAAGCGCAAGCATTTCAAGGATGGTCGTTGGTTCACTGGAAAAACCCATACAGCATCTAGTCGGCCACTGGTCAGACAGGACAGGGTTATTGGTGAATCCAGAAAGCCCATCTCTTACTAAATAATAAGGCCAGGACCGAAGTCCTGACCTTAGACGGATTTAAAAAGGGAAAAAGAAATAAACCCCACCATAGATTACTCTTCTGGTTTACCGTCGATCTCCTCAAATTGTTTGTGTAGATTTTCTCTTTGTTCCTCACTCATCGAACCAATTGCTTTTTGCGCTACATCGCTTAATACGTTTATGAGACGCTCAATGGTAAGATGCATATTTACATGCTCCTTAACTTGTTCTAAGGTTTGCGTTGATATTAGGTGATCCGTATATCTCTTTGTTAATGCTTTTGTGTCAATCATGTGAGCGATATAAACTTAACTACGCTTAAGGGGCAAGTATAAACATCTTGAATCATGTTATTATACCTATTGTCTCGGACGGTATCCACTGTCCAAGCCTTTTGAGCGCTGCCCTTTACAACCCCAGCATAATTTGCGTCTTTGCTTAGGATGAAATAGGCGTATGGTTTGGGCTTTGCATTATCAAAAGAATGTTTGGCGCAAACCATAAATGTTTTGTATGGCCAGTCTTTAGCCGAAGAAAAAATGAAACCTCGTTTCTTAACTTCTATTCGTTGACCCAAGTATAAATCCCCATCATCTGCATACTCTTTCCACTCTTGATGATTGGGGGCTACGAATGTAGGGGGAATAGAAATGTTATGCCCCTTTCTGTTAAGGTATTTTGCTACCTTCCAGACAGCACCATGACTATCATCTAGGTGCTTTTTAAATCTTTGGTCATCGTTCATTGCTCTAAATACAATTGAAGCATGGCATCGGCTCTCCAAGCCACCTTAGCCAGATGTAACTGACCATCAGTATCCACTGGGTTTTTAGCATGATCAAAGAGGTGTCTTAGAAGGCAGTCTACGTGGTCCTGAGACTTCTCCCTGGCCCAGTGCATATGCTCACCAGGATTATGTTGCTCATTCGCTGCGAACGAAAGCCTAGCCTTTTCTTTTTGGGCATCTGGAAAATATTCTATCAGAAATGTCCCGAGAGGAGTTCTTTTCCTTCTCTGTGCTTCAGTTATTTTGTTTTCTTCTGGCATTCTCTTCTTTGGTTTTTTGTTTATGAGCTTCTTTGCTTACAGCTTGTAAGTTTTCTTTTCCACAGAACAATCTAGGTAGTAGCTCGTTCCAGTTGTACCCCAACCATTTAGTTTTGCGTCCCCACTTTTCGGGGATTACGGGATCAATATGATCCACCTGCATATCCTTTGCTGGGAAAAGCTCCTTGGTAATGGCACAGCGATACATCTTCCGCATCCGTCCGGTCTTAGGATTCTTCTGGCTCTTAACAAATGCTTCGTTAAGTGTCTGATATTTGGGTGCCCATCGTCTGGTTCCCAATCTAACACAAGACATGATAAACGATCTGAGCCTAGCTTCAGTCCAAACTTTCATTGCATTTTGTTCACCAAGTCATAGAACATGAAGCAACTGATGGCATCATCAAGTGCCTTGGCCTGTGCCTGCTCAGTCCACGTCTTGACGTGAGTGTCCCCGTTATTAGTGTTGATGATAACGGTGTGGATTGGTGGGTCATAGTCTAGGTAGCTAGCAATCTTTACCATCCTAGATTCTGAAGCTAGCTGCATAGCATCTTTGTGGTAGGCTTTGCGGGCAATGTCCTGATGCTCTGCCACCTCTCTCGTTTTGTAGTCAAACAAGGAAAGCTTGCCATTGTGTACGGCCAGTAGGTCAATTGTTCCTGCTGTGTTAAATTCCTTGTCACTATTGGAAATCACTCCCTCCACTTCCACCACTTCTAGTTCTTGGTCTTCTGCCCATTCGATGAAAGGCATCACAAATGGTTCCCAAGCAGGGGGACACTGGCCTCCGCAAATGGTAGTTTCTAAATGCTTGTGACACTCGGTTCCCCAAGAAGAACTCTTCACTTCCTCACCCGTCACTGGGTGAACTCTCATTCCCCACAGCATATCCATGATTTGCTCTTCACTGAGATGCGGGTATTTTTTGCAGAGTTCTATTGCTTTCTTGGTCCTCCAAATTTCAAAGAATGGATCAGGAAAAACCTTCAGCTTCTCGGTGACGCTAGCAACGATGGCCTTGCCACTGTTCTGGGATTCCTTCCTTGCTTGAAAGGGAGTGGACAGATCATCCCGAAGGAAGCCTGAGTCTTTTTTTATTTCATAAAAGTGTGCCATTATGGAGTGATGATAAATTCTATACGTTCATTTTTGGTATTGACCCATGTTTCTTGAACATAAAACGGTCGTTGATCCCACAGCTCTCTGGTCGGATCATTTTTCACATCGTTGATAAATTGTTCTGCTCCGGCGATTGTGTTGAACATTTCATAATGCCAGTCAGCCGGATCTTGGCTACCTACTGCATTCCAAAAAACAATTATCTTCCCACTGTTTGCATCGGTTGATGTCCAAGTGTCTGGTAGTTCAACTGTAACTGGAGCTAAGTTTAGTCTAACGCCGCCGACGATCAAAATCTTGTCGCCCTTCCTTTGATTAGGGTCAGCTTCTATTGCGTTAATAGCAGTTTCTATTTCGGATGGGCTTTGTAACCACTTAGTAGCCAACACCCACTTTTGGTTCTCAAACTTTTCATGCAAGATTACAATTTGAGCATTACATATATTAGAAAGTGCTAATAGAAATATAAATATTTTCATCTCAGGTAGGGTTGATAGTGATAGTGGGGTTTGCGTCTATTTAGAAAATCAATGTCTGTTTGCTTCACATCCGCGACTACCCAGCCCCAATAACGCTTCCTTTTTATATAAGCCTCTGCATGTTGGCGGGTATTGGACAGAAACAACACTCCACTCATTCCATCCGATTTTCTTTGTGTGGCAACGACATATTTAATGGGCTTCCCTTCAAAGTATATAGCATCTTCCGATCCAAAGTAAGAAAGATCATCAATAATTTCTGGCTCTTTATCCTTGTTGAACTTAATCCATTTAGCGTGTAGGATTGGAGAAGCTGTCATGGCTAGACCCACACAAACGGATAGTCCTACGATTATAAGACCAACATCCAATATTAAATCCCTCATTTTTTATTCATTAGTTCTATCCATTCCATCCATGTTCCTACAAACTCAAAGTTGTTATGAACTGGCATGATCGAAATTACACCTGGAGTTGGATGGATGTTTACGATTTTTAGTTTTTCATCTGTGCATAGCCAATAGGACCCGTCAAATCTGATAACCCTACCGCATAGATGGTTGGCCAACTCGCTTCGTCTGTGAGCCAGCTGAAACTCATGGCGTTCGGCCTTTTCCACCATATACCTAGTGAGTCTAAGAGCATCCCTGTCCCTCCTGGCCTTGGCATCAAATATTTCTTCTGTTTTCATTTTAATTAAGGGAAAGAGGAAAGGCGGAGCTACAATGGTTAATCCGTAGCCCCGCCATTCCTTACCCACTATGGTTAAAATGGATCTTCACTTGGGGACAAATCTCGGCCCTCTCGGAGAGCGTCACCCACTTTTAGCATGGAAGTAGCACTAATCCGTACAACGTGTTCAAACCTTTCTTCGTCGAACCCATTGTTCTTCATGTCTTGAATTGCCACTTGGCATCCGTGATTGACGCAAGCTTGAATGGCAATCTCTCTTCCTTTGTCCGAACCCCCTCCTCCATTGCTGGAAAATTGGGCTTTTTTGTAGATTGTCTGGGTTCCGTCCTTGGATTGGTGTCCTTTGAATCCATCATTATCAGGAAGAGGAATATCCTTGGGGATAGAGATTGACCACTTCACATGGCCTTTAGGGGTTTTGTATCCCGTGTCAGTAGCCTCTACTACCTTCCCCGATTCGGCCCACTTAGGGGTTTTGGATGCCCCGTTTGCAACTCCCTTAGAGCCATCATCAAATTCGATGAAGAAGCCCCATAGCTCGGTGCCATATTTATTTGTTCTTGATTCTTCGCCCATCAATCGGGCTGTGCTTATGGTTTTTATTTCAGACATATTATTTTTTAGTCTAGATTATACCAATACTCATCCTCTGTGGATTCCTTGAGTATGGGCGTTGTTTGGAATAGCCGGGTTTTGGTATCAAACCAAAGGTCGCGGCTAAAATTGACTCCTGAGTTGCGTTGCTTGAATACCGTGAACACTGCATCTCCTTGCTTCTTGTACTTATCCTGATCTTCAGTGTTTCCGTTAGACATCGCCAGCTCCTTAGCAGTGTTTCGGTGCATACTGCAAATGGTGTGGCTCGCTTGTGACAAATCTTGGGCACCAAGGATGGAACCTGGACTGGTCGGAGCATACTTGTTTCCTCCTGTTTCTTTATTCTTTGCATCTGCGTGGGCTATAAGGACAATTGAAAGTTGATGCTTCACAGCGGTCCTAGCTAAGTCCTTACTAATGACACCCTGAGCTTCAAAGTCAAGCTTAGGAGCTAAGTAGCTGAAACTATCTATCAATACGGTATTAATCCCATACTTCTGCTTGGCTAAAATAATCTCAGCCTTGAGTGCCTCCCAGTTTGATGTGTGGTCTCGGAAATTGGTATCATCAATGAAGAAGATGTTCTCCCCCAGCTCTTCGGCTACCTCAGCACACTGTTCATGCTTCGGTTCCTCTCCCAGTAGCTGTGTGCCTAGTTGAAGCATCATATTCTCAATTGGAACCTCAAAGGATACGGCCATGCACTTCGTCCCTGTGCTGGCCAAATGTAGAAGCAGCTGGTATGCTATCTGACTCTTACCCGAACCAGGAATACCGATAACAGTGAATAGCTCACTTTCTCTTAAGGAGAGAGGCATATCTTGGAAGCACCAATTCTTCCATTCCCTTTCCCTCTCCTGTTGGGTAACGCAATCCTGCATTTGTAGAACAAAGTCACCCGGTTTTACTAAAGCTTCCGGCTCATTGCCTTTGGCACTATCCATGAGGGTTCTTAAGTCTGCCTCTGTAGGGTGATCCTTGACCAGCCAATCGTTCACATCATTGTGTGGCTCTGGTATTTCTATCCGGTAACAGCGATCCGCTGAGAGCCTTTGAGAGAGCTTGATGAACATCTGTTGACCCGCGTCATCCATGTCGCTGGCAACGTATATGCGTTCCATCCTAGTAAGCATCTCAAAGCAGTTTTCAATCCACCCATGGTTGCTCGCTGATGGCACAGCAATGACTGGAATGTTACTCTCCTTCTGCATCTGGTGCAGAGACATACAATCAATTTCCCCCTCGCAGATGATTAGCTCCCGGTCATCCTCCCCGACTAGGTGCAATCCAAATGGTGTATTAAACACTGGTTGCGTGGAATAGATTTGTTTCTTGCTACCGATTCGGGTGATGCATGTATATTTGAGCATCCTGCAACGACCCTCGGAATCATAGAGTGGGGCACCCCACCAATGAGAGCCGTTCTTCTCATCTGCAAATATGTTATACTTACCCAAGGTTCGCTCATTGATTCCCCGTTTTTCCACCATGTATTTGTGAACCTCACTCCCCCGTAAAGCAGTTTCTGGAACAGGTTTTGTTTCAATGACCGTTTCAGTCTTGAGCGTTCGGATTTGTTCAAACCCACAAAACTTTAGTGCCCACCTCATGGTCTCAGAGAACGATCCTCCGAGCTTCCTGTGGCATAGCTCCAGTATATTGCAACTCTCACCCGTCTGGTGGTCCTTTGCCACGTATACAGGGCTATTCTTGGCCTTGAATACGTTTGTTGACCTCCCTGCGGTTTCCCCCAGAAAGTCGGCCATCACATATCGACCTCCGGCTTCTCTTTTTGCTGCTGGGAACATCTCCCCCATCAGCCTATCAATTTTGGAACTCAGTTCCCTTTTAATCTCATCAGGCGTTTTCATGATTCTCTTATAATGTTCAGGATTGAGTCTATAATTTCTCCAGTGCAGCATTTCTTTTCACCTGCTAGTCGATGAAGAAATTTATGGGTTCCTGGGCTTATGGTCGTCTGTAACCGGACCCGATCCCCAGGCATCCACTTCCTCGGTCTCCCTCTTTTTTCTTTTCTATTTTTGTATTTAACCATGTGCAGTTCTCTTTCAGTCGGCTGGTATTCTGTCAACTGCTGATTTTTTTTATTCTCTTTATTCATATTTTTTATTTTTATTGGTTTATTTTACAAGATGGATGCAACTCTGCAAGCTACTTTTTCTAGTGTGGAAGGAAAGTCTTTATCAATTTCCCGCCATATCTTCACTTGTTGGTCTGCGTAAACACAGGATGTGTGGTCTCGGTTGGCGAACCAACCCACTTCTGGCCAGCTCACCCGACCTCCGATTTTCTTTGCTAAATGAATGGCAACAAATCTTGGTTCGATGAACGGCCTCAGCCGCATCTTTCCGAGGATGTCAGATAATTTTACGCCATAAAAGTCAGCGACTTCTTGGAACACTAGCTCAAGTTGAGCTTCTAATAACATATTTGGTCTTTGTTTCATTCTTGGTGTTATTGGTTTTTCAGGTTGGTAACCGAGGGTTACCCTAACA